AGGGGTGCGGCCGGCGCACAGCCGGCCGCGATGGGTCGGCGGCCGATCAGGCGGCCGAGTCCCACATGACGATGCGCGAGTTCGTCGCGTCCGGGTGGACGATGCCGAAGCCGCCGAGGTAGTACCAGGCGATGCCCTTCGAGCGACCGTAATCGCCCGGCAGCTTGGCCCGGATTTCCTCGTTGGTGACGACGGCCTCCGTCACGGTGTCGCCGCCCATGAACATGGCCCACGACGACAGGGCATTGTTCCACGCATCGGCGGTGCCGCTCCACGGATCGTAAGTCACCGAGTCCGCCGCGCCGCCCTTCGGGATGAAGGACTGCTCGATGAACCGGCACGACTCGTAGCGCCCGATCTCGCCGGTGAAGATGTGGCGAAGGCCGGTCTCGGTGTACTGGTGGATCGTCTCCAGCGAGTTCTTGAGGCCGCGGAACGTCGAGGGGTGCGAGATCGAAACGTAATCGTCACCGTAGTAGGGCGGGATGTTCCGCTCCTTCATGGTGTCGCCGATCGCCTTCACATGCCCGACGCCCAGCGCGAGGTTGTTCGTGGTCGAACACGTCCCGTTGGTGTCGAGCGTGATCGCCGTTGCGGAGTTGCCGCTGGACGGCGCCGCGCGCAACTGCGTGGCCTTGAACTGGAGGAACGCCTCGATGTCGAAATACTTCCGCGCATCGTCCTTCAACGTCTTGTCGATGATCGACACGACATCGTGCTTCGCCAGATCGGTCAGCTTGCCGGTGAACGGGACGGAGTTACCCGCCTCGTAGACCGTGAGCGAACGCTGTGCGACGGTGAAGCCGGTCTCGGGCATCGGCGTCGTTTCGTTGAGCCGACGGCCCTGCGTGCCGAGATTCGAGTACACGTTCCAGCGAAACGTATCTCCGCGATGGAGACCCTTGTTGGCGCCGCTCTGCGGTTCGCAAAGCTGGCGAAACTTCGTCATCGGCTGAACCTGCTGACGCAGAACGTCAGAAAGTTCATCGGAATACATGTAGCCGCCTTCCGCAGCTACGGACCAAAGCTGTCCGACCATGTGTCGTTTTCCTTTATTCTGGATGGGTGGGGTTCAGTGGAACCCGCGTGCCCTGCGCATCTGCGCCACCAGTTCGTCCGTGCTTTTGCGTCGTGAGGCATCGGAGGAAGGGGCAGCAGGCGGGATGGCCGCGCGGGTCGGTTGCGTCGGAATATTCTGGCGGCGCGCGGTGCGGTCGACATCGACGACAACACGGTCTGGTGTGCGTGGTCGTTCTTCGCGTCGGGGGGCAGCGCGCGGCACGAAATCGCTGATCCGGTTTTTCGCCTCGGCGAGGATGTCCGGCACGCGCCGGACCTCATAGCCGTTGATCCGGTAGTGCTGATGCCAGAAGGCCAGCACGTTCGGATCGGTCGGGATCACCGTTTCGTCGAGACCGAGATTCACCAGGTCGTCGCGGTACACGTCGTAGACCTCAAGTTCGAGGAGCTTCGACAGCCGCTTGTCGTTGGCGATCTCGGGGTTTGCGCCCGCGAAGGTGCGCAGGTGGCTTTGCGAAGCGGCAAGATCGGCGGCTTTGAGCCGGTCGAGATTGTTCTTCTGCGCAGCCGAGGCAGTCCGCTCCGTCAGCAAGTCGTCCAGAGCTTTTGCCGCTTCTTCGGTGTCACCGTACTGGAGCTGCTCGACCACATCCCGCAAGCCATGGCGGCGGCCTTCGGTCTGCTGCGGCTGTTCCAGTTCGTCGTCTTGCGTGGTCTCTGCGCGCTCCCGGTGCTGGGGGGGCGCGCGGCCGTCACGCTCGGCCCTGACTGCTTTCGCCTCCTCCAGCATCGCGCGGGCTTCCGCGAGATAGCTGTCCGCGGAAGTCACCTTCATCGCGGCGGCGAGAATTTCGTCCTCCGTCATCGCGACTTCGCGACCGCGGACCTTCAACACCCGCTTGGCCGGCGCGGGCACGCCGGGCAGCGGAACGTCGGGATCGGGCACGGCGGTGCTGCGCCCGTATTCGCCGTAGAGCATTTCCGGGTCGTTCATGTCTCCGTTGAACGGCGTGACCGGATCGGCTTCGCGGCCGCCGCGCAGGCGCGCAGCCATTTCGGCGCGCTTCTGGTCGGCCGGCGACATATGGATGAGGGGCGCACGAGGCGCGGCGCCGTCATCGTTGCGGCCGTCATCCGCGGCAAGGTGGCCGTCGTCGGCGGCGGAGCGATCGTCCTCGATGCCGACGCCGGCATGGACTTCCTCGTTCCGGTCGATGCCGGCGGCATCCGCGCCCTTATTGCGAAGGGCGGCTTCCTGATCCTGCAAGGCGCGCGGCGGCGTCGTGTCGTTGCTCATGGCTGTTCCTGTGTTTAATCGCGCGCTGCGCGGTCCTCTGCGAGCGCATCGGGTTGCTCGATGAGACTTCTCACCTCATCGAAATCTTCGGCGTCGAGGCGCTGGTCGGCCTCGTTGCCCATCGCGACGATCTGGCGCGTCCACTTCACGAGATCGCCGTAGCGGCGAGCCTCGTTCTGGAGGCGCATGATTTCCTTGTGGTCGAGCGGATCGGCGTCGATCAGCGTGCGCAGGGCTTCTGCGGCGTCGTGCCTTGCCGTCGCGAGCAATGTCAGGACAGGGCGAAGGCCCGTCGTGCGAGGGTCGATTTGCATTCCGACATCGAGGGACAGCTCGACGTAAGATTCGAGCGTGGCCATGGCGGCGCGCTCCAGCGGATCGCGGCTGGCGTCGTTCATTCCTGTTTCCTTCGGTCAGATGACGCCGGCGTCCATCAGGACGGCCATGATGTCGGCGATGTCGGCGCGGTCCTGCGCCTCCGCGATCTGTTGCTGCATGGCGGCTGGGTCGGGCATGACCAGCGGCGTGAACAGGCGGGGTGGATCGCCTGCCGACGGTGGCGGCGCAGGTTGCGGCCACAGGTCGGGTGGAGGCAGCGGGATCAGCGAAGGCGCAGGCTTGTACGGCAAGGGCTTGGGCGTCGGGACGCCGCGCTCCATGCCGGTTCGTTGGCCGGGACGGCGCCGCACCGGCTCATGCTCAAGATGAGAGGTGCTGGTCCCGCCGCCGGAAATTCTGACGACGATCGTGCCTGCCTGGCCCTCGCCTTGCGCCCCTGACGGGACAGCGGCGGGGTTTGGCAGCAGGGAGCCGGCCGAGCCGGTCCCGCCCACGCCGGTCAGTGCGGCGGGCGAAACCGTCGGTATCGGCGATCCCGCCTGTCCTGCACCTCCCGCGCCGGTAAGGCCGGTGCGCAGCGCCGCGGTCAGCGTGCCCGCCGCGCCAGCGCCTTCAACTCCGGTCAGCCCTTCCGCGACCGCTCCGGCCGCGCCGCCCGCGCCGCCCGCGCCTTGGACGCCGGAAGGTGTGGTAGCGACCTTGGCGGAGATCGTGCCGGCCTGTCCTGTGCCGCCAGCGCCGACCGGAGCCGGAGCGACCTTGGCGACGGCGATCCCCGCCTGTCCCGTTCCGCCTGCGCCGATCAGCGCCGGCGACGGGCTGATGACGACGACATTCTGAACCTGGCCGGTTGCTAACTCGCCGGTCGCGCCGAAGCCGCTCATGTCAGATCAGGCCGAAAACCCGTCAGATGTCGAGCGCGGCGGCGATGGCCGTGGCGCGCTCCGCGCCCAACGCCGCGGCAAGCCCACGCCAGCCTTTCTGGAAACGCTCGGATTCCGTCTTGATCGGAGCGTCGCCCTGCGCCAACAGCGATGCCCACAACAGCCCGAGCGGGGCGCTCTGCTGCGTCGCGACAACGATGCGCTGATAATCCTCCGCGCTGAGTTGCGCGAGCAACGTGCGCGCAACGAATTGTTTCGGGACGGGAGCGGCAACAGGCTCCTTCACCAGCGCCCCGCCCTGCCATCGATCGCGCACGGTCGCGTCGTCGGGCGCCGGCACCCATTGCAATTCGGGAGAAACCGGAAAGCATTCGCCTTCGGTCTCGACGATCTGGCAGATGCGCTCGCCCAGCACCAATGCGTATTTCATCATTCGTACTCCCACACGATCACGATGCCCGGCGCTCCCGCGCCGCCCTGCGTCGTGCCGCCCGCATTCCAACTTCCGCCGCCGCCGCCGCCGCCGCCGTAATTCGTGCCCGCAGTGCCCGATGCCGTGTTCGCGTTGTTCGTTCCGGTGCCGCCGCCACCAAAGCCGCGCGCGGACGAGCCGCCATTCCCGGCGTTACCCGTGGATGCGTCCCAATGCGACGTTTGACCGCGCTCGCCGTTGCAATTCACGTCACCGCTCGATCCGGCCCCGCCGGCCCCGCCGATGGGGCCACCCGCGACCGCCGAGGCCGGCGATGTCCCGCCTGCGCCGCCGGTTGCCGAGCAATGCGATCCGAACGATGACGTACCACCGCTATTGCCGTTGTTCGCCCCCGCCGATGGCGCGGTGCCCGCGGCGCCGACCGTGAC